GAGCACCATGCCGATGTTGCCGCCCGTCATCTCGCAGATCTAGACCGCCTTAATCTCGCTCAAAACGTAAGTGTACAGGGGCAGGTCGACGGTGGTGAACTCCGTCCGGCCCGTGTCCGTGTAAACGAACTTGATGCCGCTGGTTGTGCCGGATTGATAGATGTAGGCGAGAACGAGCCTGCCCGTGCTGTGCGGGATCAGGTTGATCCCGTATTCGTCGAAGGTCTCCGAGGTCAGGAAAGAGCCGTCAAAGGGGATGTCTGCCACGCGTTGCTGGCTGATGATCTCCACGATGGGGCGATGGGTCTGCCCGTCCTGTGCGGTCTGGAGGTTTGCGTCGAGGGTGCGGGCCATCTCATGTTCCTGTTACTGCAAGGATCAGGAGCGTCATTTTCACGTTCTTGCGTGTATCCGATATACTCGTGCCGCGCCCGCGCCAGTAGTCGCCCGTGAGAGAGGTCATCTCCACGGTGTAGGTATCGGTCACGACCCCATCGTTCGGGTTGAAAGTGATCGGCGCGTCGGCCTCGAAGATCGCCTGCAGGGCGGCAAACTCTGCCGCATCCATCACCGGCCACTCAAGCAGAATCTCCTTTCCGATGAGCGTCGTGCCCCAGGAAAAGTAGGCGACCGAATCGTAGGTCTGCACATGGGCACAGGACTTTTCGGCCCGCACCATCGTCATGCGCATCGGATCTGTCGTCAGGGTCCGACTTCCGATCACGACGTTGGCCATCAGCTGTACCTCCGGATCACCTTGTGGACCGTCTCCTCGATCTCCGTGCGCAGCTCGGCGGCCATGCGGTTGTTTTTCTGTGCGATCGTCACGGGAACGGAAATTGTCAGGTTACCGGCCGGCTGCGCTGCCTCGACGCCGAGACGCCCGCCCGGCAGGCGTTTGAGCGGCATGATGGCCTCGGGCCCCTTCTCGCCCATCAGGCCCGTTCCCTGGGGCATGGGAAACCGGGTGGGCCGATCGACGACATCGCCGTCGGCGAAGGGGATTACGCGGCCGCCGGAAAAGGCCGCGCCCTTCGCGAAGAACATCCCGGAGCCTCCGCCGGCCAGGGTGAACAGTCCACTTCCCATGGTCATGGTGCTTTCGAGCAGCAGCCATTGCACGATCATCTTCGAGATCATGTCCGTGAATGCCCGGAGCAAGGAATCGGCAAACGACTGAAAATAGTCCTCGAAGCTCTTCATCTCGCCCTTCATGCCGTCGAAGAGGACGTCCGAGAGGGTGCCGCTGGACTGCTCGGCGAAGCTCTTGAAAATGTTGTAGCCCGCCTGGCCCCAGGTCATGGCGTCGCGGCGCATCTCCTCGAGGCCCGCGTCCCAGCCCCGCACGAAGTCCTCCGAGGACTTGCCCTTCTTGATGTTCTCCTTGATCAGTTCCTGGCGCACCCAGACGGCCACGGCCACCTCGTCGACGCCGGCCTCGCGGTAGCGGGCCGCCTGCTCCTCGATGAGCCTCGCGGCCGCATCGTAGTAGCTCTGCTCGTAGCCGCGGAGGTCCTCGTAGAGGTCGCGCTCCATCTGGAAGCGCTCGAGGGCCAGCTTCTTCGCCTTCTCGAAGTAGTCCTCGTTTTCCTTCTCGATCTTCTCGAAGCGCTCCATCTCGGAGAGATAGAGATCCTCGTCGAGCTTCTCCTGGTCCTTGCGCATCTGCTCGAGGTACTTGGCGTTCTCCTTCTCGATCTCGTCGAACAGGGCCATCTCCTTCAGGTAGGCCTGCTCCTCGATCTTCGCCATGTCCTCCGCGTTCTTCTTCGCGTTTTTTGCCGCATCGACCCGGGCCGCGATCGTCTTTTTCAGGGCGTCGATCTGGTCCTGGTGTCGCTTGATCTTGTCGTCGGCCTTTTTCTTGTCCTCCTCAGAGGCCGCTGGGGCCTTCGGGATCTCGGGCATCTCCATGCCGGAGATGGCCAGCGCCCCCTGCATCCAGTTGTCGGCCGTCAGCAGGCCGACCACCAGGGACTTCGTGGCGATGGCGATCGTCGTCATGAGGTTCTTGTATTTTGCCTCCAGCTTTTCGATGCTGTCGGCCGACTTGTCCACCTCGCCCGTCTGCTCCTTTTGCAGCCGGGTGGCCTCCATCATGGTCATGTTGTACATGGCCTGGGCCTTCTCGGCCTCGGTCATCTTGCCGACCAGCTCGCCGAAGACTGCCTCCAGATCCAGGGCCGTCCCGAGGTAGGCCTTCAGGCCTCTTGTCCTGCCTGTCTCGAGGGCCTGCGTCAGGTCCTCGAGCGCCTCCTTCGCCGTCTTGCCGGAGGCGTCGCCCAGGATCCGGGCGGCGTCGGCCAGGTTGATGAGCTGCTCAGGCTTCAGGCCCTTGGCAAGGCCGCCGAGAGCAATCTTCATCAGGTCCGCGTTGGAGACCAGGCCCTCACTGGCCTCTTCCATGGATCGGACGATGGAGTCTGCCGTCAGGTCGTACTTCCTGGCCAGGTTGTCGAGAATGCCCTTTTGCTCCGTGTAGTCGGCTCCGGCCTTCGCCAGGTCCCAGGCCTGGCCGGCGGCGTACATGGCCGCGCCGATGGCGGCGGCCGCGGCGATCCAGTTTTTCTTCAGCATGTCGAGGTGCGAGAGCTGCCGGCCGTACTGCATCTCGTCCAGGCGGGCGATCTGCGCGTTCTTCGCCTGCTCGGCGCGGAGGATGTCGTTCGCCGTCGCCTGGGCGGAATGCTTGATCATGCGGTATGAATTCTCGATCTTCGCCCGCATGAGGTCGAATTCGGCGGAGGACTTGATCCCCAGCTTGCGGAAATTATCCTCGATCGACAGGGAGGTGCTCGTCGCGTCCTTCAGGAGCTTCTGCTGCCCCTTGGTGAAGCGCGTGGTGTCGAGGTCCAACTCCGCGAAGATGGTGCCTACGGGCTTGCCTTTTGCCATCAGCCGTTCTCCAGAATCTCGCGGATTTCAATCTTGCTTGCGTGCTGGGCCGGGCGCAAAGAGGGCCGACCGGCATACTCAACGATCCGAGCGTAGTAGACAAGGTAGTTGCCCGCATAGACCCGGATGTTGCGGGCCCGGGCGATCTCGATGCCGTGTGGTTCCCGCTTCTCGACGACGCGGATCGTCCTCTTCAGAGCCCCGGCATCCCTGGCCGTCCAGGGCTGTCCGGCGTAGGGCCCGGACCTGTAGATGGGCCGGGAGACAGTCCCCACCGGGCACTTGCCGCGGGCGCGCTCGGCCACCAGCTCCGCCGCCTTCCGGAGCCGATCCATGGAGGCCGCCATGATCTCCCCGTCATACCGTTGTGGGTTCCAGTTACTGACCCTCATGCTTTCTCCCGAGAAAATGATGGAAAACGCGCCGCACGCGGGCAAGGCAGGTCTTCTGGTCCCGAACCCCGTAGAGATCCATCACAATCTTGACGGCGGGGATCGAGATGTCGACGATCTCTCCCGCCCCGGCGGTGATCACCTGGCGCCTCGTAAGCATGTAGATCATGGCGGCCTCCGCGTTCTCCTCCAGCAGCTCCACCCGGCATTGCCCGCAGGGCGGTGTCCCGGGAGGGGTCCGGCGCCCGTACATCTCCCGACAGTCGTCACACTTCGGGCCGAGCTCGTCGGTCCACTCGACCCAGTCGATCAGTTTTTTTCGGCGGCCTCCGCCCTCATGGCATCGTCATCGGCCAGCTCCCTGAGCTTCTCGCCGATGAACCGCGCGAACTTCGCCGAACGGGTCATCAGGAGCGCCTTGTTCTCCGTCGTGCACGCAATCGGGTTGCCCTGCGCATCGGTGAACCGCTCCCAGGCCACGATGCAGCGGTCCCAGAACAGGCGGTTTTGCAGCTCCTCGTCGACATCCTCCCAGGTCACGCGCGTGACGACGCCGTCGACCTTCACGATCTGGGCCTGCTTCGTCACCGTGCGGGCCCGGATCGATCGCAGGTCCTCGGCGGAGAGGGCCCGCAGCTGGACCCTTCCGCCGCCTTCCATGTCGAACCAGACGCCCGGCTTTTCCTCGAGCTCGAACACCGTCATGTTACGAACCGACCCTTTCCATGGCCTTCGCGCTGACCTTGCACTTGAAGCTGGTCGTCGCCAGGCCATTCTTGATGAACTTGATCGGCGCCACTTCGGTCAGGATGAGCTCGCCGCCCGCGGCAACCCGCCAGAAGTGGTTCGTGTCCTCGTAGAAATAGAGATTCGTCAGGCCCACGTTGGACGTGGCCAACGAGTTGAGGAGCACCTGCCCGTTGGTGTCGTCAGGATCGTAGTTGCCGGAGAAGCTGATCTCACCGGCGTCCGCGATGCCCGCGTTCTTCCATTTCTTCACCGTGTCGCCGAACGCGGTGTCCTCCACCACGTCCGGCACGAAGC